AGCTTGATCTCCAATTCCTGCGCTGCGCGGCTCGTGTCGCCCTTCTCAGCCTTGATACGCTCCCACTCTGCGCGAGTGGCATCAACTTTTTGAGCCTGTATAACCAACTGGCTATTAAGCGACTTGATACGCGATTCCAGCCCCGTCGCGTCAGATGACCAATCACCCAACGCGGCAGCAGATGCCTTGAAACCTGACTCAAGCACGCGCAGGTCACGGTTCATCTGCGTGATGCCTGCCTTGAAGTCAGTTGTATCAATTCCTGCTGTTGCCTTAAGCTTTTCGTCTGTCATAACCAACTCACCTGGTCCGCATATTTTCGTTGTGTTTTATCCTTGCTGGTTTCCTTTGACTTTACTTTCCAGCGCGGATAATAAAAAACGAATGGCAATAAACTTTCAATGTCGGTTTCGTCAATCTGGTTCAGGCTCCAATGGAATAGCTCCACCAGTTGACACTCAAGGTCTAGTACCCAGTTGCCGCCGTCATCTATTTCCGCTTCGCTGACGGGGCTGGTGTAGGGTTTGCGCTGGCGAATTGCCTTGCAAGTCCGTTTGCGCGACCGAATATCATGCCGAGCACGCTGTAACACTCAAACAGATCGGTATGCTCTTCGAGGTCTTCGCGTGTAAATTTCCCGTCGAACAGGTCCACGATGAAATCAAAAAGCAGATTGATCTTGTTCTCATCCATATCCTGCGGGTCGCCAAGGTCAGCCTTAAGCCGGATAGCTGATTTTAGGAACTTGGTCTTTACTCGAAAAATAGTATGCGTGGCAGTCACTTCGTTTTCATCAGAGTAGAACTTGAGTTCTATATTTTCAGACATAGTATTCCTTCCGTTATTTCTGGCGGAGGTCACATCAAGCGACCTCCGCCAGTTTGTTTATGCAGTCGTGAAATCGACGACGGTATCGGCTAAAGCCTGACCATACACATCTGTAATGCCCGGCAAGACGATGTGATAGGTCTTGGCGGCGGTCAGACTACCAGACGGGGCAAGTGTAACCACTGTGCGCGCCGCATTGATCGAGCGGATGCGCGCAACTGGGGCGGCTGTATCAGCGCGCACCAGGATGATGCTATTCTCAACATTGGCAGCAAGTGCGTTGCTGAATGTGAGTGTGATGCTGGCAGTAATTGCCACACTGGTAGCGCCATCAATGGGGGAGGGGGTCAACGTAAAGGCGGCAGGTGTTCCAGCGACAGGGATCTGCACCGAAGTGAACCAGCCAGTTTCGTCAAAGTTGTCTGTGTCGCCATCACCCCAAACCCGTTTGTATGATTTGGTGATTGCGCCAACTGTGAATTTGTAGATGGTTTTGATTGCCTTGAAAGTGAGTTCGACCATCTTGGGATCTGGCGCGTCTTTCTTTGTCGCGGCTTCGTCTTTGGGCGGCGAGAAATAGCCTTTCAAGAACCAGAAATAACGGAATTCTCCGTTTGCTTTCTGGGCGCGGAATCCGAGCGCATACGCGGGCGGAGTTCCTTCTGCGCTATCCAACACACGACCCGAGGCGGCGTCGAATGTATTGCCGGTGATCTCAGCGTAGCGCTGCGCAGGCAGGTTTGAAATCTTCACCAGAATTTCAGTGTCGCCCTCGCTTTGCAGGATGTCATACGGCTGATTGTCAAAATACTGTGTCTGCGAGTCTGTGGCTGGGGTAACAGATGCCTCAGCAACCGGCGCCAGTTTGAAAGGCGTGCCTACCGCGTAGGCGTTCTCATCATCAGTGGTGATCGCGGCAATATACAAATTGTCAAGACCTACTGTCTGACGATATTCATTCACTCCAATAGTCATGGTGCGCTCCTTTTTTTATAAAGCTTCGAGATAGTAATAATCTTTTGAGAGGATGTAGTGACCTGTATCCTGATCTTTAGGCAATGGTCGCTCTGGTCCTTGCGTAAATCCTGCGCTGAGCATGGCGCCATCCACGTTGGGCAAAACTGCCAGTCCGCTTGTGCTCATAATATTGACCTGTACGCGATAGGTGCGCATGGTCTCAGTATTATCAGCATGTGCCGCGGGCGAGCCATCGATCAATTGATACGTGATGTACTGCGCAGGGAGTGAGGCACTGCCCGCCTGCTCAAATACTTCCATCGCCGATAAGATGGACGGCGAGATCGTTGCAAGCGCATCATTTACACGCTGAAAAATGGAGGTCATTAGTCCGTCATTCCCTCGGCTTTGAGCGATTCGCGAATAGCGCGCATCACAGCCGATTTTTTGCGAGTAACCGCCAGTCGAATATAGGACTGCGCCGGGATGTTCTTGGAAGGTGATCCATATTCTTGTACGTTGGCGTAGATTGCCGTCTTTGCATCTGCGTGAATAACGCCAACCTCCACATAGTTGAGATTGCCATCCTGAAACGGTCCGTCAATCACAATACTGCCTTTCAGGTTTCCAGTTTCGCCAACAGGCGCGAGACTGTTCATTTCAGCCTGTAAAACTGCCGCGCCCTTATCAAGCGCTCGTTTGGCAGCCGCGTCAATGTCAAGCCCAGCCTGCTGGATGGCTTCCAGATATTGCTCCATGCCTTTCATGTCAAAGCGTGCGCGGGTCGCCATGCTACACGCTACCCTTTATCAGTTCCGCGATGATCTCAAGGTACTCGTGGCGGTTCTGAATATCGTCAGGCGTCCCGATGAACTTCCAACGCTCGCTGCCGATCAATACGGCATGGCTGGCATTTACATCACTGCGGTATCGTATGGTCAACGTCATGCGGCTGGTGGTCTTCAACGCCTCATCACTGACCGACTCCGCGCCGTGCGCATATATGATCTTGGCATAGACCGTGGGATTGGTCGCGAAATTCGTCCACGTCTCGCTCTGCGCGCCGCCTGCATCCCTTACGAGTGTAGGCGTCTGCAAAATAACCTTATTGCGCAGGTCGCCCGGGTTCGTGGTCTTGCCGCCCAGGTTCATACACCAACCTCATCCGCTGGGTTTTTCAGCACTACGACGTAATGTTTCTCAGACAGGTCGTCTGTTGAAATTTGTTGTATATAATTTCCTTCCGCGATTGCGCTTTCAAACTTTGCGATCTGGCTTCCACTGGCGCCATACGTGCCCACCAGTTTGATCACCACATCACCCTCGCGCGCGCCCGGCAAATTGATCCAGCCGATTCCGCTCACACCCTCGAATTCGTATTTACGGTATTTCAGGGCTTCCGCTTCGAGGATGGTCAACGCAGACGTTAAGCCGAAAACCATCAACGTACCATCTCCGATCATCGCCGGATTTTCAAACCACATCACCAACAGCATGGTTGCCGCAGAAACAGCAGTCGCGTGAATACTTGCGTCCTGTGTCCAATCGCGACCCGTGGCGCGTTCGACGAACTTGTCTATTTGTGGCAACAAGTCCAACATGCGCGGGTCGTCTGCGGTCGTGCGTAAGGCATTAGATGCCTGTGTTGCGGTCAGAATGTTTGTCATGGTTTCTCATAAGTCTGGCAGGCAGGGAAGGGCTGCCTGCCAGACGACTGCATCAGAGAGATAAAATCTTTCTGGAATGCTTATCCAAGCAGTGTGGCGATGGCTTCGGACTTGACAGCCTTAACGCCCCAAGCGGCAGACACTTCAACGACCACTTCGTGGTAGGCAGGGTAGACAGACACGAGGAATGAAATACCGCTGAAGGCGTCGGTGACGATGGTGTGTTCGCCCAATGCACCTTCTTTTGGAAGTTTGGGAACACGAGCCAGCAAATGAATGGCATTGCGCTCAAAAGCGAAGTTGCCTGTGTAGCTGTTGCCAACTGCCAGAGGATCATTGTTGACCCAATCGACCAGGTTGCCGGGTTTGTTCAAACCGACGACATTGCTGGCTAAAGCGGAGCCAACGACGTATTTGTTTGAGTCGCGTCCGGTCTTGGTATTGGTGAGAATATCGCCAGCCAAAATGGTATTGGCGCCAGTGTCAGTCACGAATGAGGTACTGCCTGCGGCGTAGCCAGCGGTCAAGTTGATCAGATAGCCGGTGCCGGTGCCTTTGGTGTGAGAAACGATCTGGGCTGATTCGTGAAGTTGGAACCCTTCGAGATTGCCGAGACGACCATCACGCAAAAGACCATCATCACCAGCCTCGCTAACTTTGAATAAGTTGGCTTGTGTGCCGCGAATTTTCGCGCCGCTTGAGCTGCTGAGTACCAGGTGCATGTCGCCAGTCCAAGCGCCGTTATCCGCTAAAATCTTGCGGACCTGCGCCACGTCGGTCAAATCAGCAGCAGTCTCAAATGGAGTTGTGCCAGCAGCGCCGTACGCGCGTGATGCGCCTTTCTTCGCTGCGAGGAAGAGATCGGCTTCCATTTCGTTCACCAACGTGCGGAATGCCTGTGCGAACTGGTCAGCCTTTACGCTGTCGTAAATGCCAGAGACAGACGCCTGCTCTTCACCGTTCCAGACGAATGGAACTTTGCGAACTTTGTCGATGGTCATACTGCCGTAACCGAGCGCAGTACCGGTCGGGGCAGTCGGGATCACGGCAGGGGTCACATCAGACGCAACCATTGCAGGAACAATCGGATACGTGATGTTCTGGTCTTTTGAAACCATCTCGGCAGACGGGTCCATATAGACCGAGCCGATAAAGCCGGTCTGCTCGCGCAAAACGCGGTCAGCAGA